ACGGATTCAATCAGGCCCGCAGAATCAAACCGCCGTGCCGCCGTATTGCGGGTAACGGTGAAGTCGCCTCGGTTGTCCGTGTTGGTTGGAATTTGCGAATACAACCGCCCCGTCTTGAATCGGGCGGGGACTATGAGTAGTGAAGGCGTGGGCATATTAAAAATTGAATATTACGGCAAATCGGGCTTGCAGGCAACCGTTGACGGCATCCTCTGCCGCTGCTGCCCCGTCGGTCGTAGCACGGGCGTTGAAGGCAGCCCATGCCGCAGCCGCAAGGCCACCTTGCAGCATATTGGTCGGATAGCCGTAGCCGTAGCCGATGAACATTGCTTAGAGAAATGTATATCCGATGACGCTACCCACCGATGGAGTGACGGCCGTAATCTTGCCGCCGTTGCGTCCCGAAATAACTATTCCAGCGGACACGGACTTGCCGCTCAAAGCGTAAGCGGTCAGCAGGTCTTCACCTCCCGAACCCGTCAAGGTCGTGAAGGTTGCGGCGGCATTCACCACGATGAAGTCAAATACTTGGCCCGATACAGCAGCGTCCACGAATCGCATGGAACCGCCCTGACCGAGCATTTGTTGTAAGATTGGAGTTGGCATAATTCTGCTTTAGGGTAAATGTAGGTTAGGTCGGAATTTCACAAATGGAGTGAGAGTACGGGATAGCAAACGATAGAGTAGCCACCCACCCCGCTGTGCTGTCGTCACGGCTCTCTACAAAGCGAGTTAGCGACACGCTGGTACTTAGCGTCCACTCTTGCGTCGGGTCGTTTGTGAGGGCTGATATGAAGTCCTGTGCGATTTGTAGTTGGTCGCTTAAAACCTCGTCTTCGTTGTCTTGCCAACCCAGCGTCGGACTGCCCGAAACCACGCCACCCATCGTGGCAATGGATTCCACTCGGTCAGAAAAATAGACACCCACAGTAAGAGCCAAAGTCCCAGCATCCGTGCTCGCTGACTGAACATCTGCAAATACCAACGGATAGACGATTCGCTCACGGCTTGGGGTTCGCAGGTTTATCGTGTTGTCGGTCCCTATTGCAAGCGGGTCGCCCGTTCCGAACGAGTTTACTTGAGGGTGGGCATTTGCAAGAGCAAGGAGTGCTTGCTTGATTTTTATCCATGACATAAGCCTGTAATTTCAGAATATTTTTTGAATGCGCTCCCATGTTTAGCAGTTGTTGCAGTAAGGGTCATAGGGCCACGGGCGGTCAAGCCCAGCACCACGGCGCAGGGTCCGAGCGTCCAAGGCCATCCCCGTGTTGTAGTTGGTTCCGTTCGGGTAGATGGTGTCCAAGGCCGATGGCGGGGAGTTAAAGAGCGGATAGTTCGCTTTCTGCTCCATGAGGTAGCGGGTGATTCGCTCGGAATACCACTCCGCATCGTTCTTCACTTTGTCGGTGAGGCGGGTGATTTCGTCCATGGACATTTGGGAAGATTCCTCGCTGGTTCTGCGGACCATTCCCTTGTTCATGTATTTAAAGGCCAATACCATGGGTAACTCGTAGTAGAGCCATTGCACCATGGCGGGTTGGATGTAGTCCTCCAATAGCGTCGTGTTGAGCGCAGTCGTTGTGCCGCTCACTACCTGCCCCACCATTTCCGAGTACAGGGCAGACCCAACGATCGGCTGGATCCGCATTTCCTGCACCTTCACGATCGTGGGCCGTATTTGCGTAAAGGAAACATTCTCGTTTATTACGCTATTGTCCAGCAGGGTTTGTTCGGATATGAATAGTGCCTTCATGCTTTCGTGATTTTATTGCCTTTGCGGATTACCAACTGCTGCTCCCATACATGGCGGCATTGCGGGCGGTTCACTCCGCTGGCCGTATGATACCAACCGCCTCTGCGGTTCCATACGCTATATCCCATGATGTTGGAAATGCCGTTGATGTCGTCACGGGTGTACACCTTCCCTTGGTCAGCGAGCTCCAGCATGACCTTGCAGAACTCACGGCTGGTCTTCTTATCCTTGTTGCTGAAACCCGCCGCCCATGCGTATTTGTAGCGGACCTCCAGCACGGGTTCATCCGTTGGCTTGGCACCTTCCTTGGCGATTTGGTCCACGGCCCTTGCGATGGGGTAACGGTCTTTGGTAATCAAGTAGGCGACCCTCTTAGCGACTTTCGCCTTGCTGACCCCGAACTCCTTGGCCATTTCTTCCACGGATGCGTCACGGTTCTTCTTGCGGTAGGCTTCAATTTTTTTATCCAGTTCCTTTTCTTCCTCCCCCAGTTCAGCGAAGGCTTGACGGACCTGGTCGTCTAAGTCGGCATCAAAGCGCATTGGCTTGGAGTGCATGACCACATAGTCGTCGCTGCTGCTCCCAAACTTGCTTGCGACCACCTCCAAGACCTTAAATTCCTCGTCCCCCCATCCGTAGTCCTCGGTGTCCTCTTCGCCCCACATAGGCTCGGAAAACGCCTGCTCCTGCACGCCCAATAGGGTGTTCACTTCTTCGGGGGTTAACCCGAAACCAGCGGATAGCATGGTGCGGGCCATTTCAAGCGTGATTTTTTCTTGGGCGTAATGCCGAACTATCCGCATGAGGTTTTGGTACTCACGGCCCGACAATTTCTTGATATTGTCGTTCCCCATCATGGCGGGGGTTTGCGGTTGCTCGTCGGGTTGGGGATTGGGTCCCACCACATCGGCAGGTTGTTTTTCCAATGCAGGGAGGCCCGCTTTTTCCCGTAATTCTTCGGGGGTCATAATGGTCAGCAGGGCGGCTTCGGATAGACGCTCGGTGATGGGTTCCACGGGAATAAGTTCCATCCCTTCCACGCCGTTGAAGGATCCAAGATAGTTGATCATTCGCTCCACTTTACGGACACGGTCATTGACATAGGTCGCTTTGAATAGTTCGTACGCCTCAACCAGTTCCTGCCTGCCTCCCAGTTGGCCCTCGGTCTTCACTCCGAATAGCATGGGGTTGACGACACGGTGGCTGATGAAGATTTCCGACTGGATGGCCTTATTGAGAATCTCGAACTGCTTGTCCATGTCGCTCGGTGTGAGCGGTTCAAGCGTCGGGGCTTTGCTGACATCGTCGTTGAAGGTGACCACGAAGCGGCCCGCATTGTCGGTCCCCGAAAACTTGCGCTTGATTTGGCGTTCAATGTCGCCCTGCTCTTCGGGCGTTGGGATTCCGTTGTTGAAGTTGATTAAATACCCGCCCCAAAAGTTGTTGCGCAGGTTGTTGTTGTGAAAGTTTGCCACCTGCACATCGGCTTCAATCCACGCCAAGCCACCCATGTATTCGGGGAGCGGATAGGACTTCACGCCTGCTGCGTACACCCTGTAATAGAACAACTGCTTACCGATTCGGTTGTCAGCATCAAAGGCGGGAATCTTTTCGACATCCCCGATTTTGGGATAGAGTTGGATCATCGCATCGTCGTACCAATCGGCCACTTGGAACATCCGCTCGTCCTTGTCCACACGAATCTTTTCAAAGGGGATGTGTTCCATTTTCGCAATGGTTCCCATCTTGTTCCAAGTCACCGCAACGGCAAACCCGTTGAATAGTTCCAGGTCGAGGACGAGTTTTTCGGTGATGTCATTCAAGTCATCATGCTCGCTCAACCCGTCAAAAAACTTGGCGTAGCGGGCCTGCTGCTCCACGGTCATCTTTTCGCCTGGTTGCCATCCACCGCCCACGATGTAGTTAACCTTGCCATTGACAATAGCGTTGTGCTTGCTGCTCCTGCGGTAGTTGTCCAGCAGGTAGTAGGGGTACTCGTTGAACGCTCCGTAGGTGATGTATTTGCCCGCCTTGTTTTCGAGCATCACGGGGACTTTGTGTTCAATCCCAAGCCATTGGGTGAACGATTGCTTTATACTCATAGCGTGTGTACGGTAAAGGATAGGGCCGAAATCGTGATAGCACCGCCATCGTTCACGGCGTTGATGTAGATGGTGAACTCGTCATTGACTGCCCCTTGCAGAACGGCTTCAAGCGTGACCGCATGGCCGTTTGCGTGAGCCGTGGTGATGTCAGTCATTGACTGCGGAATGATGGTCCCGTTCTTGGCGATGTAGATGATTATTTGGTTGCCGTTCCCCTGCGAGAACACCATGCTTGCCGATACCCGCAATGCCGCACTCGTCGTCCCTGTGTAGGTGATGGCGGTGGTTGTGCGGGTAAAGTTGTAGGTCGTCAGCAGTCCCGATTTCAGCGGGGTTGTCAACTTGACTGCACTCCCTTGGGTCGGGGTGAAGTTCTTGGATTCGTCCAGGTACAGGTTCGCAACGCCCCGCTCTCGGTCAAGGGTAGCGGTATCTGCGAGGTCGTCAAAGAGGCCACCCACACGGGCGGCGGTGTTCGCTCCTGCGGCGGTTTCGTTGGTGATGGTTGCGGCACTCGTCTGCAACTGGGTTCTCGTTTGTACGCTCATGCGAAGGATTGGTCAAAGGTGGAATCAAACACTCGTTCATCGGATGCCCCGAAGACGGTGTACTGGATGGAATTGGCGAAGGTGTTGAAGGTCAGCGATACTACTTGTACATACGCCAAGCCCGTTTCAACCACCGCAACGGCTGCACCAACCGTGCTACTGGTATCGTAAACCTCATACTTATACGACCCCGTTTCAAGAGAGCCGACAACGATGGAAAACTTGTCATAGCGGTTGGTGTAGGAAGAAAGGTTGGCCGATTTCAGCAGGGTGAAGTCGGTCGTGGCGTTCTTGGCGATGTTGGTCAGCCGCAGGATGTAACGGTCCCCCGATGAGGCCCGCTGCGTCC